TATAGAGAGAATACAGAAACTGTAAATTATGAATATTTAAATGCCCTTTTAGTATAATGGTATTACACCTGTTTTGTAATCAGGTTACGGCAGTTCGATTCTGTCATGGGGCACCAAGTTTTATCCGAGTGTAGCGCAGTCTGGTAGCGCATCTGGTTTGGGACCAGAGGGTCGTAGGTTCGAATCCTACTACTCGGACCAATAAGCCCATCTAGCTCAGTTGGTAGAGCATCTCATTAGTAATGAGGAGGTCACGTGTTCGAATCATGTGATGGGCACCAAGTTTTTAACTGAAAAGGAAATAGTAATGAGCAATCACGATACACTTTTAGAGCAATTCGAAGTTTATAAAGCAGAGAATGAAAAGTTCGCAACAAAGGGTGTGAAAGCATCTGCCGCACGTGCACGAAAAGCACTTCAAGAGATTAGCAAAGCAATCCGTGAACGTCGTAAAGAAATTACTGTAGAAAAAGAGGCATTGGCTGCAAAATGAGTGACGGAGGCAAAGGTAGTAAACCAAGACCATTTAGTATAAGTCAAGAAGATTATGCTGATAAATTTGACGCAATCTTTGGCAAGAAAATAACTCATATTATCGTCGATGAATTTGATGATAAGATAACACGAAATAACGAAGAGACTCAAGAAGTCTTGAAGCAAAAATAATATCTCTCTGGTGTAATGGCAGCACGATGGTCTCCAAAACCATTAGTCGGGGTTCGAGTCCCTGGAGGGATGCCAAGTTTTGCGGGTGTAGCTCAGTTGGTAGAGCACTTCCTTGCCAAGGAAGATGTCAGGAGTTCGAGCCTCCTTACCCGCTCCAGGAATAGTATGAAATATCTCATAGCGATATTATTTTTAGTTAGTATCAATGCATTTGGCAGGTCTCATATTTTGTATGATGCTGAAGAACATGTCGTTGTTACTGGTTACAACTATCATGATACCAGTTCAATCGCCAGTCTGACTAAACTCATGACTGCCATGGTTTATATTGACAGAGGTGACTTCAAACATGAATTGCTTGAACGATTGTTGATACGATCGGACAACTTAGCAGCAGAACAAATTGCCAAGGGACATACAGGTGGTAGTTATGCATTCGTCAAAGCAATGAATAGCAAAGCAGAAAAACTTGGACTGCATGAAACATTCTTCCACGATCCAAGTGGTTTAAGTGTATTCAATCGTAGTACAGCAAGAGAATATGTTGAGGTTGTGCTTGCAGCAGAGAAGTATCCATTGATACGACAAATCTCGTCAACTGCTGAGAAGACAATATACAAAGGTAGGAAGTCGCACTATACATTACACAATACTAATATCAGACTATTGAAAGAGTTTGATAATATTTCATTGAGTAAAACAGGATTTACCAGTAGGGCTGGTAGGTGTTTAGCATTGTTTGTCGAAAAGGGAGTTGGTAGATACGTTATTATTATTCTTGGTGAACCAACTCCAGAGAAACGGCAAAAGATCGCTAAAGAATTAATAACTATGATAAATTAGGAGTAATCATGAAGCGTATCGATATTGATGAAGTTAAAGCATTCATCGACGCACAGAGTCCCGAAACAAAGATTTACCTTGGTGCTGACTCTGAACGATTCAACATTGGAAATGATTGGTACGCAGATTATACTCTTGCTATTGTGGTTCATATTAATGGTAACAATGGTTGTAAGATCTTTGGAGAAGTTCAACGTGAACGTGACTACGATCAAAAGAAAAGTCGTCCACGTATGCGTTTGATGAATGAAGTTTACAAAATTGCAGAATTATATCAAAAGCTGCATGACGTTTTGGAAGATCGTGAAGTGGAAGTGCACTTGGACATCAACCCTAACGAAATGCATGGTAGTTCTTGTGTAATCAATGAAGCTACTGGTTACATTCGTGGTATGTGCAACGTGATTCCTTTGGTTAAGCCAAATGCATTCGCTGCAAGTTACTGCGCTGATCGTATGAAACACATTATGTCGCATCAAAAAGTTGCTTGACTTGCAAGAAGTTTTGATGTATAATAATGTCTTAGTTGGTTAGGAATTTGGGATGATTACAGCACTTTAAAAACAAAGTACTAAAGAATGTCTGCTAGGAGGGATACCGAAAGGTAGTTTAACAAACAGACTAGGGCAATCTACCTGAATTAAGGTTTGACGCTGGAAAGACAGCTAACGCTGGTATATCGAAATGTATACCTGATTTTCGTGGGGTTATTTAACTCGCAAGAGAGCACGATAGTTCAAGTAACTAAAATCATTCACCCGAACATCCCGTTGTTTATTAGGTTAGGTTCAGCAACTCTATAGCGGTTTAATACCCGCATCATAGATAGTGAGTTTCGAGTTTTCACTTTAATCAAAAAGTAGGAAACTAACCTGTTGTTTTGATTTAGGCTAAATGTGCCTGTTATTTGTAAGGAAATGAAAATGAACACTTTTGTTAACGCTGTTGTTAATCAAGACGCACGCACTGCCAATGGCATGCTTGCACGTAAGTCCACTGCTTCGGCATGTGTTGACTTGTTCTATAAAATCGGAGCCTCTCGTGGCAAAGATATCACCAAGGACTTTGTTGCTGCTTATGTAGAGAACAAAGAAGTTGCGCTACGTATTGCTCAATGGGCACGTGACGCACGTGGTGGTTCTGGCGAACGTGACATCTTCCGTCAAATTCTAAAGTATCTGGACAAACATGATCCAGAAGCTGCGACTTCTTTGCTACGTAAAGTGCCAGAGATCGGTCGTTGGGATGACATCTTTGTAGTCGAAAAGACTAAGCCATTCGCATTCGCAATGCTGGGTGATGCCCTGCGTGCAAAGAATGGTCTTGCAGCAAAGTGGACTCCACGTAAAGGTGAGTTGGCTGTTGAAATTCGTAATTTCTTCGGCATGTCTCCAAAGTTCTACCGTAAGTCTTTGGTCGAAATGACTAAAGTGGTAGAAACTCAAATGTGTGCTAAGGAATGGGATACCATCAACTTTAGCCACGTGCCATCTGTGGCGTCTGCACGCTACAAGAAAGCATTCTACAAGAACGCAACTGAAGCATACTCTGCGTATGTTGCTGCTTTGGTTAAGGGAACTGATCCAAAGGTTAAAGTAAATGCTGGCGCTGTCTTTCCATATGACGTATTGAAGGGTGTGATTGGTTCCTATGGTGCCAACTTCAATGCCACTCAACTTGCTTTGGTAGAGAAGCAATGGGAAGCAATGGAAAATTTCATCGGTGATGCCAATGTGCTACCACTGGTGGACGTTTCTGGTTCTATGTCCTGCCCAGCAGGTGGTCATGGATCTCAGAGCAAGACTACTTGTATGGATGTTGCAATCTCTCTGGGATTGTACATGGCAGACAAGAACAAGGGTAAGTTCAAGGATACGTTCTTGACTTTCTCTGGTACTCCAGAATTGTTGCACCTAAAGGGTAGCATCGTTCAAAAGTGCCAACAAATGTCATCTTCTAACTGGGGAATGAATACTGACTTGGTGAAAGCCATGAAGAAGATTCTTGACACTGCTGTAAAAGGTGGTGTGCCACAGGAAGAAATGCCAGAGATGTTGCTGATCATGTCAGACATGCAGTTTGACGCATGCGCAAAGTTTGACGACTCTGCCATGAAGATGATCGAACGTAAGTTCACTGAAGCAGGATACGAGATCCCAAAGATCGTGTTCTGGAATTTGAACGCATCAGACAACGTGCCAGTTAAGTACGACACTCGTGGCGTAGCACTGGTATCTGGATTCTCTCCAGCCATCATGACTGCTGTGCTTGGTGGTGATACTGAAAAGTTCACTCCAGAAGCAATCATGCTCAAGGCAGTAATGGTTGATCGCTACGCCATCTAAGTAGTGTTAGGATTTGTTGGATGTTCCTTAAACATCCAATGCTATGCGGGGTTAGTTTAATGGCAAAACAGCAGATTTCCAATCTTCGGTCGAGAGTTCGATTCTCTCACTCCGCTCCAAATTTTTTACTAAAATTATATGAATAAAAATTTAAAAGATTATATTAAAGTTTATGATGGACTGCTTTCACAAAGTTTATGTGAGCAAGTCATAACAGAACTACAATCAGTTGAATTTAAAATTCATAAATTTTATAGCGTTAAAGAAAATAACACACATACACTCGGTAACGACTCATCATATACGACTGACGTTATTCCTTCATCTCAGGCTATGAATAATGCTGTTTGGCACGCATTAAAAACCTATATGACTAAAGATATACAATTTCCTTGGTTCGATGGTTGGGAAGGGTTTACTACACTTAAATATAATAAGTACGATGTTAATACCAATATGAAAGACCACTGTGACCATATACACAGTATATTCGATGGAAACAGAAAAGGTATACCAATACTAACAGTATTAGGTTCTCTTAATGATAACTATTCAGGTGGAGAACTTGTCTTCTTCACTGACGAAGTTTATGAATTAAAAGCTGGCCAAGTGATGGTATTTCCATCTTTGTTTTTATATCCACATAGAATAAATACAGTTACGAGTGGAACAAGATATTCATTCGCATCATGGACATGGTAATTAAAGGAGAAACTATGAGTGAAGTTGTAGAGCAAAAGTTTAGCGAAAAGTGGCATGCTGAGAAACTGCTGAAGCGAGCAAAAAAGAAAGCAAGAAAACAACTACAAACGAAAGGGTTTTCTCATGGTGAAGCCACAAAGCTAGTTAAGCAAACTGTGAACAAAATTGCTGGTCGACCTGTTCAACGCAATGTTGGACGTGGTGGTTAAAAATTAATCCTGCTGCGGCAGGATTTTTTGTCTTAGACTTTTATATAATGTATACTAACAAAGTGCCATCTGATTCTTACTTCTTCATTGATACAAAATGGAAAAGTGATTTCAGTCACATCGTACCCTGCCGTGGGTACAACCTCAAGTCCCAACTAAGATTCAATGAAAGTATTTTCTGGATTGAATCAAGTAATTGGTACGAAGTAACTAAAGAACAATACGAGGAGCATGTTTATGGACGAACAGAGCAAGCTGAAGCACAGCAAGAGAATCCACCAAAAAGAAGTCGTCGTAGCACGAAAGACAAAGATAGCGAAAGCGCACGGAGTGGTAGTAAAAAATCCACACGAACTGCTAGATCACAGTCCAGTAAGTTGCGGGAATCCAAAGTGCGTGATGTGCGCAAACCCAAGAAAGACGTTCAAGGAACTGACAATCCAGGAAAAGCGACACTTTCAAGAAGTAGAAAGCCTAAGGGACAAACGAAGCAACGGGATACCACCAAATGACATTTAATGGTGACCCTCACTGGGAGTACATAGACTATCCCATTCAAGGACAAATGATTCAGGGAAAATTTTCAATCCCTGACTATGATTCTATGGTTATTTCCAATAAAGAATATAGAGAGCATGTGCGAAAGAAAGTTACTCAGGAACTTGCAGAAGAAATTTTGAGACACAAGTTAGCTGAGTGGACTCAATTCAGAGACCCGATTTCTGGTTCAACCAACATCATGGTTAGGGCATATCTTGCAAAAGACCGAGACGTACACGTACTGCGAACTCTAAAACCCAAGTAAACGAATAACCCTACCCTGTGTAGGGTTTATTTTTCCCTTCTAAATCAACAACTTACGCAGGTGTTTACTTTAATTCATTTCAGGTGTATAATCATTATATGATGAAACGAAAAGGAACTAAAATGACTGAATTTGAAAAAAACTGCTACGGTATGACTGAAGCTGACATTCGTGATGAATACATGAATTCGTTGACTGCTCGTGTGAGCGGTTTGGAAATGGTTGCAATGGGTGTTTTGTCTGATGCGCAAGAATTGATGACTTTTGGTCATGCTCAAGCAACTGATCAGGCTCGCAAAAACATCAACATCGCAAAGTTCATCTTGTCTGAGATGATGGATTCTAAAGTTTCTGCTTAATTTTTGGAGATTGAAATGACTAAAGGTTTTTTGTTTTTCACTATTGGTTTCTTGGCTTTGTTTGGTGTCGTTGGTGGTATTGAGCAAACTGTGGATATCGGTTTGTTTGATGCGATTCAATTGTTTGCTGTTGCCATGGTTGGTATCGCTTCCATGATCATTGGTGTTTCTTACTTGAAGGATAGAGAATGAAAATTCGTGTGATTGTGAATGGTGTTTCTTACTACACCACTCGTGCTGCCATCAAGAAACAAGTGAGTGGTGACTTTTCCCTGCAAAATACTGCGTTGTATCATGCACTGCATATGATGGGAAAGAATCTTGGCATCGGTACGACTGTGGCGTTGTACGATGGTAAAATGAAGCGTCATCAGTTTGACGTTCAATTGAGTGTGATTTAAGGAGTATATTATGGGTTTAGATATGTACGCATTCGCTGTCTCGAAACGAGACGCAATCAGTGAGTTTGAAGTTGCACCAGATTGCGAGAAAGAAGAATTGCAATACTGGCGTAAGCATCATGACTTGCATGGTTGGATGGAGAATCTGTATCGTGATAAAGGTGGTGATGCTGAATCTTTTAATTGCGTTGCTGTTGAACTAACTGTGGATGACTTAGATAATCTACAGCAAGCATTACTAGATGATAGTCTGCCACGCACATCGGGATTTTTCTTTGGTGATAACCCACCTGATCTCGAGACAATGCGTGAAGACTTGATGTTCATTCAAAAGTGTCGCATTGCTATTAAAGAAGGCAAAGTGGTTTATTACGATTCGTGGTGGTGATATGACTGTTCGGTTTATCGAGAATGTTAGTAAGAGTGATGTGTTCAATGGACACCACTACGATGCTGGCATAAATTCAATGCTGATTCGTATCCAAGATCCAGCCACTGAGTTTGGGAAAATCAAGTACCCATTCAAAGAAGTGCATGAGTTTGTATTTCTCGATGCCGAAGATGAAGATGGGTTTCCTGATGAGTGTAAGATCCAAGACGAACAAGCTGCTGAGTTGGTTCGACTCTTGAAGCATGCCCAAGAGAATCATATGAACGTAGTTGTTCATTGCCACGCTGGCATCTGCCGCAGTGGTGCTGTGGTTGAAGTTGCCACGATGATGGGATTTACTCCCACTGATCGTATGCGAATTCCTAACCTGCGTGTGAAACATAAAATGATGCAAGTCCTTGGTTGGACTTATGATGCTGACGAAAAACATCAAGCAATGAACGGTACAGTCACTACAGGTGGTATTATCGTTCCTACTAATACTGAGTGGAATTAAAATGCGTAAATTAGCTACTGTTAGAAAGATTGATGCGCTGACTCCTATCGATGGAGCAGATGCCATCGAGTGTGCCACTGTTGGTGGTTGGAAAGTTGTTGTCAAGAAACAAGAATACCAAGTTGGTGATCTGGCAGTGTACTGTGAGATTGACTCTTGGATTCCTACTGAACTGGCATCATTCCTGTCCAAAGGTAAAGAGCCTAGAGAGTTCGAAGGTATCAAAGGCGAACGTCTGCGTACTGTAAAGTTGCGTGGTCAACTGTCTCAAGGTTTGCTGTTGCCATATGCTGTGGTTGGTCGTATCGCTTCTGAAGATGAAGACGTATCAGAACAACTAGGTATTGTCAAGTGGGAAATGCCAATGAATGCTCAGTTGGCTGGTATGGCTAAGGGTAATTTCCCATCGCTCATCCCAAAAACTGACCAAGAACGTGTGCAGAATTTGACCAAGGAAGTTGCATCTGCCATTGAAGCACGTAGTCGATTCGAAGTTACAGAAAAGCTGGAAGGCTCTTCAATGACTTGCTATCTGATTGATGGAGAGTTTGGCGTGTGCTCACGCAACTTGGACTTGAAAGAGACAGAAGGTAATACGTTCTGGCAAGTTGCACGTCGTGATAACATCGAACAAAAAATTCGAGATGAGACTGATGAGAACTGGCAATTTGCAATTCAAGGCGAGTTGATTGGTCCAGGAATCCAAGGTAATATCTACAAGTTATCACAACCAGAGTTCCGTGTATTTGATGTTTATGATATCTCTAATGGTTGTTATTTGAATCCTGCTGATCGTCGTGCTTTGATCGAAAACATGGGTTTGAAACACGTACCTGTTCTTACCACATTCATGCGTTTGCTCCCAGTGCAGGATCTATTGACTCTGGCTGAAAGCAAGTCTGCGCTGAATGATAAAGTAGAACGAGAAGGCATTGTGTTCAAGGAAGTCAATGGTGGCATGTCATTCAAAGCAATCTCTAACAAGTACCTGCTGGGAGAAAAGTAATGGAAGAAGTTAAGAAGATTCCCATGTGGAAGTTGGGTGTCATGATTCATGGCTACCGACTACAACAAACATGTGGTGCTTGTCCTGAGCAGTACGATGTGTTTGACGATCTGGGACAGCAAGTGGCTTATTTCCGCTTACGTCATGGTGGGTTCCGAGTGGACGTACCTGACTGTGGTGGTGAAACCATTTACAGAGCAGAGCCAAAAGGTGATGGTGCATTCTTTGCCGATGAGCGAGTACACTATCTGACTGAGGCAGTGCTAGCCGTGCAAGAATACTACATCAATCGTCGTTGGGACAAATTGAATCCATGGTTGGATAACATCAATGGACACGAATAACGTAAATTTTTATTAAGGAAACATCATGGGTAAATTAGCAACCGTAATCGCAGCACCAATCAAAGGTGCACTGGGTAATGAAGTTAACGTGGGTGATACTGTCATGGTTGTGACCACTGGCTACAGTCATCGTGTTTCTGTCAAGAAGGGTAAGTATGTTGGCTACATTCAGAGTGGCAGCTATCAACGTGCTCGCATTGAAGTTGATAGCACACGTTCATTTATGGTGAAACCAGATGGCACTGAGTTTAGCTGGTCGAAAGACTATGACTCTGCCACTTGGAAAGAAATGCAACCAACACTTACCCGCAAGACTGAACCATGCATTCGCAAGTCAACTCTGCAGCTTAACCGCATTGCCACTATCAAAGAGTCTGACTATTCTATCGTTGAACAAGTTGGTAAACTGGTGTGAAATACTGGACAATTGTATTTCCAGGAGAGTTTGGTCAACACGTCCAAGAAACATGGACTGAAGACCAGATTCTAGATTCTTACTACACGTATTGGTGTATGAAGATGGTTCAGGCAGGTTGTCATGCAGATCTAATAAGTAGAGAGGCATGCATTGACGACTGGGTTGTCGTTCATTGGGCATGCAGAACTAACGAATTTGGAGACAAATGTGAAGTGCAAGTGCTGCGAGACAACTAAAGAAGTTGCTGAAATCATGGCTGGTATTGCCACTGGCAAGTATACCATCGAAGACTTGAAGAATGCAATGCGTAAAAAGAAACCAGAGCATACACCACCTACCAATGGAGAAACAAAATGAAATTGGTTCAATACAGAGACGCTGGTATGCATACGTATACATACTTTTATGTCAACGACAAGAACGTAACCATCTCACCATTCTTTAATTCCGACAAGGAAGCTGAAGAGTGGTTAAAAGAACAAGCCAATAAGTTTGACAACTGGAAAGCCAGTAAGGATTTTGCATGAAGAAGTTATATGTACTGGTTGGTGTACCTGCATCTGGTAAAAGCACTTGGATCAAAGAACAGATTTGGGCATTGGGGCTAACCATTGTTTCCACTGATGCATTCGTGGAAGATTATGCAAGATCGCAAGGCAAAACGTACTCAGAAGTATTTGACGAATACATGCCAACTGCGGTAGAATTGATGACTAATCAGGTTATTAGAGCACGTGAACTTGGACATGATATCATCTGGGATCAAACATCGGTTACGGTTGCCACTCGTGCAAAGAAGTTGCGCATGTTGCCAGACTACTACGCAATTGCTGTTGTGTTTAGAACACTTGATCGTGATACATTGATTCGTCGCTGTCTGGGTCGTCCAGGAAAGAACATTCCAAGTCATGTTATTGATAGCATGATTCAAAGTTGGGAAGAGCCAACAACAGATGAAGGTTTTAAGGAAATTTGGTACACATGAAAATCGCTACACTATTACAATACGCCAAACATAAAGATGGCACATACGTTTCGTTTGAGATGAGCAAAGACTCACGTGCACTGCTGGATCATTTCGTGGAGATGAATCTTGGATTGACCGAACGTATTGATCCAAATACCTATCACATTACTGTGATTTACTCACGCACACCAGTACCTGCTGCTGAGACGCTAGAAAAGAATACAAGTGCCACTGCCAATGCGGTTCAGTACGAAGTATTCCCAACCAAAGACAACAAGAAATGTCTAGTTCTGCGTGTTGAGTCAAAGTCTGCCGAGCACCTAAACAAGTGGTTAAACGTACAAGGTGCCACTAGCGACTATGCTGATTACAAACCCCACGTAACCTTATGTTACGATTACATGGGCAAAGATGACCTAAGTCAATTGCCACTCCCACAATTTCCTCTGACATTTGATGTGCTAAATGTTGCACCATTGGATCCAGAGTTCGTACCAAGCAATAAATGAATGAGAAGAGCAAAATTTACAAAGGAACACTCATGGTATGAGCCACAGAACACTGGTTGGTCTGGTGGCAATTCATGGTTTACAACTGGTGTAACCAAGTACAATGTTTCACATTACGAAACGTATGAAGAAGCAAAGAAAGTCAACGATGCGCATAGAGAATGGAATCCAGATCCTTCAATCAAACGTCGTGTGATCTATGTAACAAAGATTGAGAAACATTACTACGAAGATTGATCATGAAAAAATTCGTCGTCTGCGGCAACTCCAATGAGTATCATAACTACATCAGAATGAACAACAAGTCACCACGAGAATACGTATACCTGCATGATACACAACAATTCCGTGGCTTATCAGAAGTGCATGGTGTATTCGTTGGTTCATATAGAGAACGACCAGACATCGTAGAAGTGGTGCGAGCCATTAGATGGATAAACATTATTCCTTCAAGCCAATACGTAATACCTCCTGATCCATACTATCTCCCAGCGGAACGACTATGAAAACACCTAATGCTACAACTATCGCTGCCATGCTAGAAGGTAGTAAACTAATGTCTGACAAAGGATATCAGGAATCTACACTAGAGAAACAAGCGGAGTTTGCAAGGAAACGATGCTGGTGTCATACATGTAAGCCAATAGATCCAAGTGATCCAGAATCAGTATACATGAGGCTATGTCCACTCTGCGGTAATAAAAGATGTCCAAAAGCTAATAATCATAACAATGAATGTACCAATAGTAATGAACCAAACCAAGCAGGAAGCGCATACTGATATGGAAAACGATGACTATGATGTAGTACTGGATACGCTAGAGAAGCAATACCATCGTCTATGGAAGATGACGGAAGCAAACATGAATGCTGACATGATGAATATTATGGATGATATCCGATTAGAGCAAATGGACAAGATCAAGGAAGCAATTACTCTCTGGAAGAATCGTCATGGAGTAAGAAAATGAGTTACGCTAGATGGTCTAATTCTGCATGGTATGCATTCTACAATGTAAATGGATGTCTTAGCCTATGGTACTCTATGGACAAAACAATTGATATTCCATATGAAGATGCACTGGATATAACTAAGGAAGAACTAATTGCAGTCTATGAATGTACTGATGCAGAAGCTACAGAAGCAATGACTTACATTAAGAGTTACATAGAAGATTACGATCCAGAAGATAAAGAAGCATACAATAGAGAAGTAGAAGAGATGCTTGCTAAGTGGAAGGAAACAGAATGAAACTAACAAGAGAAATGCCAGTGGCAGGTGCAAAGAGAACTAGACAAGTCTATGCATTCTTACCAAAATGGTTTGATCATGGATCATTGAATAAGCCACTAAGAACAATGGTGTGGTTTGATTACTATACTGTGGAAGAATGCTTTGACTATGGATTCTGGCGTGTAACCAAAAAGAGGTTAACCAGTGATGGTGCTATTTAGTCATGTCTCTCTAGTAGTTATCGCAGTGGTCAATAAATAGAGGATTGCGTTTATACTGCCCAAAATGTCTCGATATAAAGAAAAAATATGCCCAACATGTGGCACTGCGCATAAAAAACGTGGTCCATTCTGCTCACGCAGCTGTGGTAATTCACGCACACACACCCGAGCACACATAGAAGTGCTGTCACAAAAGGCAAAAGCCAATCATGCTGCTGGTATACACCAAGAACACACTGAAAACTTCGTGGCTGTGCTGAAACACGCACGTAAGAAGGCACTTAATCCTATGGACACTGACTTACAGGAGCTAAATTATGAGGATTTGTTGGTGCCACCAGTGGTAAAGACCCTTCCAGACGGGAAATTCGTGCAAGATGGTGATATTTGGACTGAAAATGACTGGTAAACCAAAGTAAACGACCTGCAAACACAGAAATACTTGACTTTTATTTGACGAGAGGGTAGAATAACTGTGTTAGGGTTGATGAGATAGCTAATCCCTACTGATTTTGAGGGTTATTACAGAAAGATGTTTACTTTAATTCTCTCTGGATGTATAATAACTCTATTGTGATGAAAAAGGTTATGAAAATGAATGTCTCTGTGAAATTTGATTCGGTCTCTGGTAAGTTTGTTGGTGCTATCGACGGTAAAGTCGTGGTTCGTTCCGTAGGTAAGGCTTATGTTGAACGTCGTCTCGAAGAGATGGCTGGTTCCAAGATCGACTTCGTTACAGTTGCTGAAAAGCAAGAAGCTAAAGCTGAAAAGTTTGGTATCAATGCTCGTTTCGGTTTCGTAGAGAAGCTGGTTAGCATGGTTGCTGACAATGTTCAACCCTCCGCTGTTATTACTGGCGAAGGTGGTCTGGGTAAGACTTTCACTGTAACAAAGACTCTTGAAACCAAGGGTTACAAAGACATTAGCGACTTGGCTGAGTTCCAAGTTGGTACTGTGTTGAATGCTCGCAAGTGCTTTACTATGATTAAGGGTTATTCTACTGCCAAGGGTTTGTATCGTACCCTGTTTGAGAACAACAAGTCTATCATCGTGTTTGATGACTGTGATGCAGTGTTGAAAGACCCTGTTGCACTGAACTTGCTTAAGTCTGCTCTTGACTCATACGGCAAGCGTATCATTAGCTGGAATGCTGATATGCGTGATGATGACCTGCCACGTTCTTTCAACTTCGAAGGTCGTGTTATCTTTATTAGCAACATGACTCAAGACAAGATCGACCAAGCTATCCGTAGTCGTTCTATGATGATTGACTTGTCTATGACTATGGACCAGAAGATCGATCGTATGGAATACATCGCTGCATCTCCTGACTTCTTGCCTGAGTATGATGCTGTGGTTAAGAAAGATGCTCTTGGTTTGATCCGTGAGATAAAGGATGATGTTAAAGAAGTATCCCTCCGCACTCTGATTGCTGTATCGAAGATTCGTGCTGCAAACAAAGACTGGAAAGATCTTGCTACATACATGTTAACTGCTTAAGGATAGATTATGAGTAAAATGGGTCAAATGGTTATGGACATACAATCCGATATCGCAGATGGTATCTTGTCCTTTGGTGCAATTGCTGAACGATATAACATAAATCGTGCGGATGTAGAACTGATTGCTGAGGAGATGATTCAAGAAGAGTATAATGACTCTATGGATGGGGATCATGACTCTGCCATGGCATCTGCTGGTTTCGGTACGGATGAAGACTATGGATATTATGGGGAAGATTGAGGCATTCCTAGACAGCTGGTTCATAAGAATCGTGACTGTGCTGTTCTGGATATGGTTTATATGGAGTATTGCTAATGCTACTGTATAAGAAGGGGTAGGGGTATGCTGAGTGACTTAGTAGAGTTTAAGGGACTCCTCCCCATAGACAGCCATGCACAGGGGCAAGAACTTATATTGTTAGCTCCACCTCATGACTTTGATTTCACATTCGCCCAAAAATATCGCCGAGAAAAATTTTCACTAAAAAGGTTGTTCATGTACACTATAGGCAAAGATGAAGATAATATGACTGTACTTAAAGTAGGTAAGGATTACTTCACTGTACTCACTATGAACGAAGAATCTGTTATTCAGATGATTCGATTACTTGCTGCTACACTATCCACTGCAACTGTAGATATAGAAAGAATAGAATGACAGGATTTACTAGTAAGAAAACGATGGCTAACGATAAACTCACTGTTGGAGATCTTAAGTCTAACTCTATGGCTTCCGAGATCTCTCATGCCGAGGATTGTATTATAAATGTCTTACAGGATATAGAGCAGTTTGCCTCCGAGGAACAGAAGCAACTAATCAGTGGTGCCTTGGATCTATTGGAAAATTTGTACATGTCTTTAAGGGATGACGAATGATTGAAGCTATTGTCATTGTTCTGGTCTTTGTTATTGTTGGTGTAAATATTCTAACAACGATATCCACACGCTTTCGCCGATGGGTATACAAGGATAATAAATGAGTTCTTCAAATAACATAACTGGTTTTATTGAGATCTTCGAGGGTCGGTTGGATAAGATGAAGGCACGTCTCAAGGAAGAATTAAGTAAAGCCAAGCATGAGCGAGATAGGAAGTCAATTAGACGCAGTGTTGCCGATGCTCGTAAGCTAAACCGAACTCTCAAGGATATGCGTAATAGTAGTGCTGAACGATGCCCACACTGTAATGAGAAACTATGAAAGTATCCAGCATTGTCACTCATAATCTAATGCTGGATCGTATGCAAAGAGTTCAGCTACAAGATAAAAGAGATGAAGATTATCGCAAGTTAGTTGAGAAACGTAATTTCGATAGACTCATTGCAGAGCGAGTTGCACGTAATATACGACTTGGATTGGATAAAGGTCGTAACATAGACATAGAGTGTTAGTATGCGTAACCTTGTGGTGGCTCGAATTACTGAGTATCTAAGTACGTATACGGATTTGATGTATGAGCTGGATATAACTCCAGATGAATTGGGTAATTTAAGTAATATAGAACTCTTGGATCTTCTTCAAGAGATAATTGAAAGTGTGGAGTAATTATGAAACAATTGGGAATTAACTACGAAACTGCTGATTTGATCACACGATTGAATCTCACCGATGCACGAGATTACATGAAGAGTGAACTAAAGAAGTATAATGATACAATGGAAACTGAGAATCCTTATTGGTTGCATGCAGACGATGTAGTGAACAACCAAATATTGATTAAACAGATCGATAATATTTTGAACTACTATGGTGGAGAATTATATGGCGAACGTGAAACAGGGCAACCTGACTAAATCCCCTCAATGGTGGAAACATTTAAAGGACTGGAAACGTGTTTTTTGGAAAACGGAACGTAAGGCTCAAAAAGCCGATACACAAGCTAGGCTACAAGACTAGACTAAAAAGATTTGCTTTGCAGAAGAAAGTAGAGTATAATGATTCTTATCGGTCATACTACTTGGAAGCTGCAACTAAGCAGATCGGTGTGGCACTAACTATGATATGGAATGGAGTGATTCTCAATAAAGGGCATCATTCAAAATGGAGAAAGAAATGACACAACGAATATTAGTTATGGGATTACCAGGTTCTGGTAAAACCTATCTTGCACAGCATATTGTAGATCATCTACAAGCTGACAAGAAAAGAGTCGGCTGGCTTAATGCCGATGATGTGCGTAAAAAATACAACGATTGGGACTTTAGTCACGAAGGACGTATTCGTCAAAGTTTACGTATGCGAGAACTGGCAGATTCAATGACTGAATGTGATTTTGTTATCTGTGACTTTGTTGCACCATTAGTTGAAATGCGTAATAACTTTAAAGCAGATTGGACAGTATGGGTTGACACTATCCGTGAAAGTCGTTATGCTGATACTAATGCTATGTTTGTTGAACCTGAAGTTTATGACTTTCGTATTACTGAACAAAAAGCAGAAAAATGGGGAGAGTTTGTTGCTGCGCACATCTTAGACAATCGTCTTCGACCAGTATTTGATTGGAAGAAACCTACTGTACAGATGTTGGGACGTTGGCAACCATGGCATGATGGACATCGTGCTTTATTTGAACGCTTACTATCCAAGACTGGACAAGTTATTATTCAAGTGCGTGATGTGCAAGGCTGGCAAGGAAGTAATCCGTTTGAAGTGGCGAAAGTTAAGAGTTTTATTCGTCGTGACTTAGATCCATTGTATCAAGGACAATACGAAATACAAGTTGTTCCGAACATTGTGCATATTGGTTGGGGTCGTGGTGTAGGATATACTAGTGGAGAAGAAACATTTGATGAGACCATAACAGATATAAGTGCTACAAAAATTCGTAAAGAATTAGGTTTAAAGTGAATAAGTATCATGTTAGATTTAATACCAAACACAGTGGCAGCCCATTAGTTTGGAGAATCTTTGAAAATGGTGTAGAGCATTTAGCAACAGATGTTCGAATCATCGGAGAAACTTTTACTGAGTGCACACAAGAGTATGGTGAAACAAAATGGAATATTTCCTGTGAAGGTAGAATAGTTTGGGTTGATCGAGTTGCTGTTATTGTTACAGGAAAAGATTAAAAAAATAATTATGAGTATTGTTGATTCAAAGTGGTTCTGTGGAAGAACGAATGTGGGTATTGTAATGGTCGATGATCCATTTGATGGTGTTCGATATTACATCTCTGCATTCAGTCCTACCTCCGAAGAAAAAGACTCGGACTTTATTGCATCTTATGGCTCATCATTCCCTCGTGATGTGGGAGATGTTCTCTTTAGAGGCGATAAAATTCGTTCTGGTGAAGAAGTGGTAATCCCAGTATCAATTGAACATGCTCAAGCTATGGCACGTGTTGCCTTGATGTACTTGGCTGAACACGTGAAAAAAGAAAACAATGACTGATGAAGAAGCATTGAAATTCTACGAAGAGTTGGAAGAGCACTATGGTGATAAACTCCCTAACTTTGAACATTATCCAAAACAGTTTGCACAATGCGTGAAGCTGTTTCGTTATTATAAGAGTAAACAAAATGAAGATAGCAGTATGCAGTGACCTGCACTTGGAATTTGGTGGCTTGTCAATAAAGAATCCAGGTGATGTAGAAGTCCTGATTCTTTCAGGTGACATTCTGGTTGAGAATGATCTTGACATCTATGATCGTCGTCAGGATGAAATGGGTTTCCTGCGTGGAAAGTCCAGAGTGTATCATGACTTCTTTCATGAAGTATGTGCAGAATTCCCACATGTAATTTACGTTGCAGGTAATCACGAATCATATCATGGTGATATTGCAAATACTTACAGTGAACTAAAGCGTAAGTTGGGTCATAATAAAAACCTACACATCCTCGATCGAGAAATATTCGAGTTGGGTGACCACGTATTCATTGGTTCTACTCTGTGGACTGACATGAACCGCAATGATCCAATGACGCTTGAGTACATCCGTCACTCTATGAATGATTTCAGAATCATTGCTAACTCTGCTCGTAAGGTTTATCGTAAAGTTCCTTTGTATAAGAAAGATGCTGAAGGTAACTACGAAAAAAATGAGCAAGGGTATAATATCGATATTGGCATGAAATTGAAAGAAGAAGATTCTACTTTTTCTCCACAGGATGCCGTTGATGAGCACGTAAAGTGTTTAGCATATATCGATCATATTTACTCCGAGACTCCAGCATGGAAGACTGTAGTTGTAGTTGGTCATCACACACCTTCTACCAAGTCATGTCATCCACGTTATGCTCACGATTCATTAATGAATGGTGGATACCATAGCGATCTTTCTGAGTTTATTCTTGATCGTCCAGCAATCAAATTGTGGACTCATGGACATACTCATGAAGACTTTGATTATATGATTGGCGAGTGTCGTGTTGTTTGCAACCCACGTGGCTACATCAAATATGAACCACGTGCCGATAACTTTAAACTAAAGGTTGTTGATATATGACATGGAGTAAGTTAATAACAATTTCAGAACATTATTCTGAAAGCGATATGAGACGTGCCACTGTTTTTAAATTCCCAGATGGAGGATACCGAGTTGTTGTGTTCAATGACTCTGGCACTTCTTTCTCTGTACTATTTGATAAAGTGGAAGATGCTGAAGACTATGCAGAGGAGTGGGTATTATGACTTGGACTATTACACTTGAAGAAGCAGATGACGGTAGTGGTGATTTAGTTATGCCACTACCACAAGATTTACTAGATG